GCAACCAATAGCGGGAGAAAGTCTACCCACTCATACTCTATTTCATTAACCCAATCTGTTCTTATTTCTATCATAATTTTATCTCCTGTTGATGGCCGCAAGCACACCCGCCGATAGTCACCATCTCCGGTTGCTTGCCTTCCTGTGCGGCTATTCTTACCACATCCTCAAATCCTTCCCATTCATCATCTTTACCACACGCGGCGCATACTATTTGCTGTCCTACTGCCATAATTCCATCTCTCCTGTTAATTCTGCTTCACAATTTAAATGAAAATCACACCAAACCGGACAGAAATACTCGTTCCAATTCATAGGGTAATCTTGGAGTTTGAGAGAGTCTATGGTGTTATTTAAGTTATTCTCAAAAGCATTTATAGAACGGGTCATAACAGGCTCTAGCAAGGCCCACCCACACTCGTCAGACAACCACATTGTCTTACCGCGCTTCTTATACTCGTCAAGTAATTTGTCACCCTCTACATACTCGTAGTCGGGACACAGGTAAAGGAAGTGTGTCACTTCATCATAACCCATTAACTTTAAAAGACGGTTATAATAAACCAATTCTTTTCTCGTTCTACCTAGTTTACCCATATTCATTTTTCCTGTCTTCAATTCTACAAGAATCAATCCGCCCGAAGGGTGTCTTAGCACACCGTCTATCATGCCGACCCATATCACAGGCTTCATACCGCTCTCAGTCACTAATTCTTCGTAGACTTCATGCTTTACTTCTGCTTCTATAACCTCAAAAGAACCTAAGTCACTAGCAATCGAGTGTAGTAAATTAGACAGGGCTACAGCACCTTTGTCTTCTTCCATACCTTCTGCTATCAAGAATCTCTCCATGTCTTTAGGCTCACCTAATATACCATGCTCCATAGCGGCGTGTATTATACTGCCTCTAATAGCCTCTTCTGTTGGTGGTGGAGAAGGAATATCTGCCACATACCGCCAATAGAATTGTCTAGGACACATCAAGTATGTCATAAACGAAGACTTACTTACCCGTAATATCTCGGAAGTATTAGGGTTATAAGAAGAAGCCTTTGACTGCTCATCTGTTGCTCTCACTCTTCCTCACTACTCTTTCCTTCATCCCAATTTTGGAAGTCGTCAATCTTCATTTGCTCATCAACATTTAGTGCCTCACCACACGCAGGGCATACTTCTGTCTTGGGTATACCTTCTATGGTGGGTTCGAATAACACCTGCTTACAAGCAGGGCAATTGACTTCCTTTATCTGACCGTTAGCCTTGAGCATAGCATATACTAAGCCATTTAGTCTAGCAATATCATTAGTCACCGCATTGACTATCTCGTTAAGTATACCTTGAATCTGTTTAATTTCCTGTTGGTTCTGCTTGGCTGTTGCCTTACCACTACTTCGTCTGCTTCTTGTCATACTACTCACTCTCTTTCTCCGCCTATAAACCTAATGGTTATACCCACGCCAAATGCCCCAATCCCATAAAGGCATTGACTAAGGACTGTGTAGACCATCCCATCATATCATAGTAGGGCTGTATCTTTCTAATCACAAATCTATCGCACATGGTCTTATAACCAACCGAAGCGACTCCTTCTAAATCTGACGGGTCATCGAAGGCTAGGTATTTACCTGCATCATCAAGTATAACCTTAAAATAAGACCCCTTTCTATAACCCTTACCTAAGTATTCGTTAGCCCAAGCCGCCCCCGCGCTAGTGCCGGACAGCACTTTGTATTCGCTAAGGTTCTTCTCAAGTTTACCCTTCATAGACAAGTTTTCTATGTCTACTTCTTCATTAACTATACTGTTTATAATTGGTATCAACATTTCGTTTACTTCTTTTTCCTCTCTATTGGCAAGTATCATATTAATAGTCTCAGACATGACCTCTTTCATAATAGGTGGCATCCTAGACTGCTTCAATTCTATACCCTTAACATAAAGCGTGGGTTCGTGAGCGTTGCCATCAGTCCAAGTCACCCTTCCGGCGTATCTATTCTTAGCCATCAGCACCATGCTCTCACACCACTTCTCAAACTCTACTTCAATGGGCTTCATTTTAGCGTTAATAGAGCGCATTAATGCCTCTCCCCTAGCCGGACTATCTATTTCGCAAAACACGCTGTCTGTGTGGCCGTAAATGACCTTATTTCCCTCTTCCTCGGCTATCATCTTGAGCCTGTTTAGGGTAGCCCTAGAAGTGTGGGTAATTGCCGCCGCTACTGCGGGGTGGTAAAGACCATATTTGGAATCTCCGGCAACACCATACATGGAAGCGACCAAAGACTTACAAGCAAACTGCATTGTGTCCCATCGGTCATAGTTATCGGGGTCATGCTTCATCAACCGCTTGAATTTGTTTCGTAGGTTAGTCATAGCATCCATCTGACGGACTAGCAATCCCTTCTCTTTCTGACAAAAGTGCGTGCCGTTTCCACAGTCTTGTCCTTCTTCGGGCAAGGCTAGAGTGTCCCAAGAAATATTGTAAAGGTCTGCATTGCTATGATACATTGCTTTAATGTCTAAAATACCCACGTTGTTATACAGACCTTCTTCTACTTCCATTACGTCTGCTCCTTCGTAGGGTTCGTAGCGGAAGAGAGGGTCAGTAGGAATCCTACCTTTGTTATCCTTGTCTGTTAAGACTAGACATGAGAACATCTTAGTAATGAAGGGGGTAGAACGTATGTCACATTGGACAATGTGCTGTAGGGAAGTGAAATAATCTAGCGCATTTACTTTAGCGTCTAATTTAGGCAAGAGCCTTACGTCTTGTCTACAGTAATGAATATACAAGGGCAAGTCAGTCAAGTATGTGTCGTGTCCATCCGGCAATTCAATCTTTTTCTCACCCAAAGCCTCAAACGCTACGTCATCTAGTTTCTTAGAAGGTAGTTTACCGTTCTTTAACTCCCATAGTTTAGGGAATGCTAACATTAAATCTATACAATTCCTACCGACAATAGGCTGTTCCCAATCCCTGTAAGAATAATTAAGTCTGCGCATGGGACTCATGGTAGTAGGTTGCACACCAACAGCCCTGCATCTCTCTACTATCGTTTTAATATCTGCACCAACCACGAACCATCCTGTAATAATATCGGGGTCTTGGGCATCCATGTGTTTCAAGAAGTGAGTAAGCATCCCACGCTCAGACCTAAATCCAAGAGCCGGAGTATCATAAGTATAACCCCCAAATTCTTCATGCTTAACATACCTACTCCAATTATCTGTGTTCTTTTCTAGGCTCTTATCTACAAACCAAACATATTCGTTTTTGGTGAAGGAATCATAGACTACTATAACCCTCATCTCATTTGTCTTGGGACACCACTCGGCATCTAAATACCAAGTCCTATGCTCGTATTGCTTGAAAGGTTCTTCGCCGTGTCTCAATCTCTCGGTCAGCACCCTATTGACAAAGGGAATGTTTGCTTCCCATGTCATTACATCGGGGTTCTGCTTCTTGAAATCGTATATGTTGCCCGCGTCTGCTACTGTTATCTTAGTAAGTTTCGTTCCGTATATACAATTGTAGCCATCCTCTTTGTGAATGGCAGGGGCAAGGTGGGCATCGGAAGTGCTTACAAAAAAATAAGGGTTATAAGCAGAAATTACATTTTCCTTCCTTTTACCGTCTTCCGTGCGTTCCCGCACTATGACAGTATTACCGCGCCCCTTAGTGACAATCATCTTTCTCCCCTTTTTCTTGTGGAAATATCATGCTTGGTTAGCCATTGGTATACCGCCGCCGGAGTTATGTCAAACTCCATTGCTATGTCAGCCATAGACCTGTTCTCTTCTATGTATGCGTTTCTCAACCAAACAGGGTCACGGTAATGCTTGGGCTTATTCTTCTCTACTAGAGTAAGATACACCTTATATTTACTGTCTTCACAAACAGCATCGCCCTCTACACCAAGCGCAATCATGTTTTGTATCGTATATTCTATGTCGCTTATCAACGTCATCCAACCTTCATCCATCTTTTTTCACCTTTATTTTATTGACGACTGAAAAACAAAGTCGTTGTCACCTAAATCTATAATCAGTTTGTAGCCCTGTCCGTGCTGACTGAAATCTAGGAAGTTTAGGTTAATGTCGCCATGTAGGTGCTGTGTCAATTGCTCTAGTCCACCCTCAAAGGTGGCATCCATCTTGAAAGCACCCACGCCCTCGCGCGGTAGGTCTAGTAGGCTAGTAGTCTGACCTTTCAATTCGTTGCCGACTCTTACCTCAAACCCCTTACTTGTTTCCCAATCGAAAA